ACCTAACAGTGGTTTGACAACTGTTACTTCGATTAATACTGGTGCGAAGATGATTACCTTCACAGGTACTACAACTGCTGGTATATCAACAGGTTCACAGTTTACAATCACTCATGCAACTGACACCAATACTGATCGTGGTTTAAGTTTTAAGTATAATACTGGTATTGGAACTGCAAATACAGATACAGGTTTCTTTGGACTAGATGATAGTTCAATTGCTTCAAGCACTGCAGGAACAGGTAATCATGGAACTCATGGTGATGATAGTCGTAGATGGACATATGTTCCTGATGCTGCGATAACTGCCAGTGTTGTATCTGGTACAAAAGGATTTTTAGATATTAAAGGTATCTACTATCAATCAGGTGACTTCAATTCAGGTGGTGTTGTTTGGTTTGATAGTGAAGGTCTACAGCAATCAACAAATGCTCCTGCATCTCCTACTATTACTTCTAAACAGGTATTAACTGCGATTACAAAAGTTGTACTAACAATGCCTGGTAACGTCACACTCGTACAAGGTGATATTATTAAACAAGATAGTACAAATGCTTTTGGTGTGGTTGAGAGTGCAGTTAATGCAGGAACATCTGTACCACTTGTCGGTGTAGAGGGAACATTTAATAACTCTAATACATTGATAAGAGAAGGTCAGAGTGGTGGAACTGCAAACCTCGCAGCACCATCTAGTGTAGCAACTACATATGTTAATAAACCACACTGGACATCGACCCTAGACGGAGGAACTTTCTAAATGCAACAAAACAGTGAAGTGGACGTAAACATACTCGTCAACTTATATAATTCTAAATTAGCATCAGCATTAAATCAAAACGTTCTGTTAGAGGCAAAATTACAGACTCTTAAAAATGATTTTGAAAAAGAAAAACAAGAACTTCTAGAAGAAATCGCAAACTTAAAGAATGAATAATGGCTAAACCAAACAGTAGAGGACAATTAATAAATTTCGGTTTGCGTAAACTGGGTTATCCCGTTTTAGAGATTAATCTTGATACAGATCAAATTCATGATGCCCTTGATGATGCACTTCAATTTTATCAAGAGAGACATTATAATGGCATAGAGAGAATGTTTCTTAAGTATAAAATTACACAAGAAGATCTTGATAGGGGAGGGGCACAGGGCACTGATGGTGTTGGTATAGTTACAACAACAGGTATACAAACTAACTCTGCAACGACTGTAACAAGTAATTTTTATGAAACATCTAACTTTTTAGCAGTACCAGATCATGTTATAGGAGTTAATCGTATTTTTAAGTTTGATACGAGTTCTATTTCTGGTGGAATGTTTAGTATTAAATATCAATTATTCTTAAATGATTTATATTACTTTAATTCTGTTAATCTTTTACAATATGCGATGACAAAAACATATCTAGAGGATATAGATCATTTACTTACAACGGAAAAACAAATAAGATTTAATCAGAGACAAGATAGATTATATTTGGACATAGATTGGGGAGCACAACAATTAGGTGAGTTTATAGTTATAGATTGTTTTCGAGCCTTAGATCCAGAAGAATATAAACAAATATATAATGATCCCTTTGTAAAAAGATATTTTGTTGCATTAATGAAAAAACAATGGGGTATGAATTTAATTAAATTTAGAGGAACTAAATTACCAGGTGGTATTGAATTGAATGGAAGAGAAATATATGATGATGGAGAACGAGAATTACAGGCATTGAGAGATAGAATGGCAATGGATTATGAAATGCCTCCTCTTGATTTTATTGGGTGATGTATCATGGCATTAAATCCACACTTTCTACAAGGATCACGAGGTGAACAAAGATTAGTTCAAAGTTTAATAAATGAACATCTAAAAATTTACGGTCAAGAAGTAACATATATTCCTAGAAAATTTGTTAATAAATCAACAATTATTGAAGAAGTAACAGCATCTAAATTTGATGATAATTTTTCTGTTGAAATGTATATCAATTCATATGATGGATACTCTGGTGCAGGTGATGTTCTCACTAAATTTGGAATGAGTTTAAGAGATGAAGTCGAACTCACTGTATCAAAAGAGAGGTTTGAGGAGTTTATAGCTCCATTCATGGATGCATCTGATGATATTGATTTATCATCTCGACCAAGAGAGGGTGATTTAATTTTCTTTCCACTTGGACAAAGATTATTTGAGATAAAATTTGTTGAGCATGAGGATCCGTTCTATCAATTAGGAAGTACTTATGTCTATAAAATTAAATGTGAATTATTTGAGTATGAGGATGAAGTTATTGATACTTCAATTGAGTCAATAGATTCACAAGTTCAAGAGGAAGGATATACCGCTACATTACAACTTGTAGGTGTGGGTGTAACTGCAACAGCTGTTGCATCAATTAATACTGGTTATATACGTGAAATATTCTTAAACAATGATGGTTCTGGTTTTACAGGAACTCCAACGGTTGCGATTAGTACATCACCCAGTGGGCAGTCAGGAGATAATGCAACCGCTGTTGCGTTTACTACGGAAAGAGCAGGAGTTAGATCTATTGAAAAAATATTACTTACAAACGCTGGTGCAAATTATACAAGTGCACCTATAATTACTATTTCGGGTGGTGGTGGAACTGGTGCTGCAGCAACTTGTTCAATCAATACAACATCTCAAGGTGTTGTTAGATTTGTTATGACTGAAAATGGTATTGGATTTGGAACAGTACCTACTGTAACAGTCTCTGTGCCACCTGCAGGTATTGCAAGTGATCGTGCAGTTGGTATTGCATCAATTGGTGATGCTGGTAATGGTTTCAATCGTGTAAATTCAATCTTTGTTGTGAATCCTGGTACAGCATATACATCTGCACCTACAGTCACTATTTCTGACCCAGAGACAATTAGTGGTATCGGAACTTATCTATTCAACGAAATAGTTCAGGGAATGCGTTCAGGAACACAAGCAAGAGTTAAGAATTGGGATCAAGATACTGGTATACTATCAATTAGTAATGTTGGAGTCGGCACCACAACTCTTGGATTCTTTGCTGGTGAGAATATTAAAGGTCTTACATCTGGTGCACTATTCAGTGTTTCAATTTATGACAAGGATGACAGCACCGATAAATATAATGAAGGTGACATATTTGAGTCAGAGGCAGATGCTATCCTCGATTTTACAGAGTCAAATCCATTTGGTAATTACTAATGTTAGGAAATTATTTTTATCACGAAATCATAAGGAAGACAGTTATAGCGTTTGGTACGCTCTTTAACGATATTTACGTTCGTCATGATGATCAGGCAGGAAATGTAATATCTGAATTAAAAGTTCCAGTTGCATACGGTCCCAGACAAAAATTTTTAGCAAGAATACAACAACAACCAGAATTAAATAAAGCGACTCAAATCACATTACCTCGTATGTCATTTGAGATTACTAGTATCAATTATGATGCTACAAGAAAGGCAGGTATTACACAAACATTTAAGGCAACAGACGCAGACGATGGTGATAAGTTAAAAAAAGTTTTTATGCCCGTGCCTTATAATCTAGGATTTGAGTTAAATATCTTATGTAAATTACAAGATGATGGATTACAAATATTAGAACAAATTTTACCATTCTTTCAACCTGGTTTTACACTATCAATTGATTTAGTCAAATCAATCGGTGAAAAGAGAGATGTGCCGATGATATTAAACTCAATCAATCAACAAGATGATTATGAAGGAGATTTTTCTACAAGAAGAGCACTCATATACACATTATCTTTCACTGCAAAAACATTTATGTTTGGACATATTGCCAATACTCCTGAAGGACTTATCCGTAAGGTTCAATTGGATTACTATGCAGATACAAATACACAAACAGCAAAGAGAGTACAAAGATATACTGTCGTACCGAAACCGAAAAAGGATTATAATCAAGATAATGTTATAGATACTAAAGATGAACCATTCATTGAACCTGGTGATGACTTTGGATTTACGGAGACACGTTCGTTCTTTGCTGATGGAAAAGATTTTAGTCCTACTCGAAAAGTAGATATCTAATCATGAAAAACTCTTATGACTCATTGAATGATACTTTTAACACTGATCCAGTTGAAGAAACTGACATTGTAAAAGAAGAGCAGAGAAAAAGTCAAATACAAAAACTTACTGATGATGTAAGTAAAGATTATGATTACACAAGAGGTAATCTATATTCTCTAATTGAAAAGGGTCAAGAGGCAATTAACGGTATTATGGAAGTTGCTGGTGAAACTGCAAGTCCAAGAGCATATGAGGTTGCTGGACAATTGATTAAAAGTGTGGCAGATACCACAGATAAGTTAGCAGACTTACATAAGAAATTAAAAGAGATTGATGAAGATAATCCTAAAAAGCAAAGCACAGTCACTAACAATGCATTGTTTGTTGGTTCAACAAGCGAATTGTCAAAAATGTTAAAAGATGGAATACTAAATAGTAATAACTCTGAATAATCATAATGGGCAAAAAGTCCTGCAAAAAAGGATTTTACTACTGCAACAACGATAAGAAGTGTAAACCGATTCCTGACGGATATAAAATGCG